GGGATTGGGGTTAATCAATTGGATATATCCGGACGAATCAAATAATGACATTAAATAAGGAATTTAGAATGCTTAGACCAGGTGAAATTGTTGTTGATAACTTTGCAGGTGGTGGCGGTGCTTCTACTGGTATGGAGTTAGGTTTAAACCGATATGTTGATATTGCAATTAACCATGACCAAGATGCTATCGATATGCACAAAATGAATCACCCAGAGACAAAACATTATTGTGAATCGGTGTGGGATGTTGAGCCGGTGGATGCATGTAATGGTAGTCCAGTCGGTTTGGCTTGGTTTTCACCGGACTGTAAGCATTTTTCAAAAGCTAAAGGTGCAACACCAGTAAATAAAAACATTCGAGGTTTAGCTTGGGTTGCTGTTCGCTGGGCTGCTTTGGTACCAGTAAGAATGATCATGCTTGAAAACGTGGAAGAATTTTTAACTTGGGGACCAGTGGTTGATGGTAAACCGTGTAAGCAGCGAAAAGGTGAAACATTCAATGCATTTGTTGCCGCGTTATCAACGGGTCTATCTCTAGACCATCCGGCTATCGGAGATGTTAGATATGCTCTAGGTGATGATTTTGACTTATCTACTATCGAAAAGGGTTTAGGCTATTCGGTTGAATGGAAAATATTATCAGCCTGTGATTATGGGGCGCCAACTATCAGAAAACGTTTGTTTTTAGTCGCTCGAAATGACGGCCAGCCTATTGAATGGCCAGAACCTACGCATGGTAAAGGGCTGCAATCTTATAAAACGGCAGCAGACATTATCGATTGGAACATTCCTGTTAAATCGATTTTTAATCGAAAGCGCCCATTAGCAGAAAATACGATGAAAAGAATAGCTAAGGGGTTAGATAAATTTATATTCAATTCAGATAAACCTTTTGTTGTACCGGCTGAATGTTCAATGCCATTTATTACCGAACATGCGAATGCATCTAGCCAGGGAAATATGCCTGCAGATGAACCACTAAGAACAATTTGCGCCAAAGTGAAAGGTGGCCACTTTGCATTAGTTACTAGTCATATAGTTAAACTTCGTGGAACTAATATTGGACACTGTACTGATGAACCTGTGCATACCATTTCAGCGGGCGGATTTCACATTGGTGAGATTCGAGCATTTTTAGTTGAGTATTATGGTACCGGTAATGCACATCGATGTGATAAGCCATTGCATACAGTTACCACTCGGGATCGTTTTGGTTTGGTCACTATTAAAGGTGAAGATTATCAAATTATTGATATAGGTATGAGAATGCTTGAACCACATGAATTGTTCGCAGCTCAAGGGTTCCCGGATAGTTATCTTATTAGTCATGACAGTACAGGTAAGAAATTATCGAAAGCTAAACAGGTGGCAAGATGTGGCAATGCGGTATGTCCACCTGTAGCGCAAGCCCTTGTTGAGTCTAATTTACCTCAAATACGTCGCATTGCGGCTTAACTAACAATGGAGTTAAACATGTTACAGGAAATTAAAAATTTAGTAGATTCAGAATTTAGCGATTTCTTTGCAGGTTTTGGTAACCCAGGTGAACCAGAAACTGAAGAGGATATTGTAAGAGAACTGCAGAAAAGAATGGATGTGGTATGCATGGCCATCTTCGATATGTCCACGATTAGTGCTGTAGTTAGTGAAATCAAAGCTGGTGTTGAAAATGCTGATGCAGGCATTTTCGAGAAAGACTTAAGTGAATATTCTGTTGGGCAAAAATCGGTGATCTTGGCTGAACTATCAGGTGAATACTATGCATTATGCTGTGGTGATTTACTTGTTTGTAATAAGAATTAAATATGGAAGTTAAAGACATATGGTTGAGGTCATCAATTCGGTGACCTCAGGAAATTATAAAAAATCAGAACTAATTTTCTCTTTAATAGGTGCCCATTTAATTGACATATTCGCCCGAACTGCGACGGCCAAAGACTTCCGCCACTGGGTATTAAATATTTTAGACAAAGAAACCAACCTACAATCAGTTAACAAATCCTAATCTATCGACAGCATCATCACAGAATTAAGCTTAGAATCCAATATGACTCGCTATTTAATCACCGTTGATGGGTATGGTTCTAAATTACAGCCTATGGATCAGTGGTAAGTCGTTAGTTTATGCTGAAGCAGCAAGGCAGCTTGTACGTGATATGAACCAAATGCAACGACGCATGCAAGAAATGACAAGATGCATGGGTATTTTGAGTGGTGATTGTGATATTAAGTGTTTGAGGAAGAAGATAAATTAGCTAGAATGATAATTAGCTGGATCATTATAATTTTTATGCAGCAAAGATGTACGCTTCCGTTTGTTTAACTTACAATTAAGAGTAAAGGATATATGTCTGATAAAATAATAAGCGATGCAATCGCATTTGCAAAAAAGAACAGAACCGCAATAGCTCGGCGTTTAACAGACAAAAAAAAGTACCCGCCTGAAGAAAACCCTGTTTCTGTTTTTATGGCAGGTTCTCCGGGTGCAGGTAAAACAGAAGTATCAAAATATCTTGTTGAAGATCTTGGGGGTAATATCATTCGTTTAGATCCCGATGAACTTCGTGAGCAATTTCCAGATTATAATGGTTCAAACTCGTCTTTATTCCAAAGAGGAATTACACCTATAGTTGAAAAGGTCCTCGATTTACTTTTTCAGAATGATCAAAGTTTCTTTTTAGATGGAACATTATCCAATTTGAGTATAGCTCAACGAAATATTGACCGAGCTTTAAAAAGAAATCGGGGTGTTCTTATCATTTTTGTTTATCAAGAACCTGAATTAGCATGGGAGTTTGTCCAAGCAAGAGAAAAAATTGAAGGTCGAAAAATTCTACCTGAAACATTTGTAGAACAGTTCTTTGGCTCTCAAAATGTGGTTGATGAAATTAAAAAAAAATATGAAAAACAAGTACGTGTTGATCTTCTAATCAAAAATAATGATGGTTCAGTACGGAAGTATCATGCGAATATTCAAATAATAGACCATCATTTAAAGGTAAAAAGAACTCGCGAGGATGTGAAAGCTTTGGTATTATCGAATAATAAGCCATCTGATAGCCATCTGATAGCGTAGAAGGATAATTAATATGTTGAAAATGTTTAAGAATAAAAAAGTTGCGCAAACAAGCTTATCTGATTTTGTTCAGAATACATCGTCTGCGGACAAAAAGAAAATTTATACAAAAGTAATTAGAAGAGCTAGTGAAGCTCAGAACCAGATGCTAAAAGATGCTGAAGCAATTTCTTAAATCATAAATCATATAACATATAGAATTTTATTGAGCCCTCAAATTGAGGGCTTTTTGTTATCTACAACATTGAAAGTTGCTGTTTAAGTTCTTGCTGTTGAGTAGGGGCTAGGGTTCTCAATAACTCAAAGGCTAACTGACTTGAGCTTTTCGCTGATGGGCTTAGCGTATGGCTAAAACTTAGATTCATTACAAACGAATGACCACACTCAGCGCTATTACAACTGCAATATAAATCTGTGTAGCTATTCGAAATTCTATTCGTTTTCTGGATGCGGCTTTTAACGCCGCACTCTGGGCAAAGTACTCGCATAAAACATCCACTTAATTCACATACTGACCTGTAAATTATACGATATTTAACTGTTGTTTTATACAGCTGTATGTAATGTTCGTTACAATACATTGCCATTGCTGACGGCTAGGAGAAATATTTAATCGTGCGGGCGAGCCCACGATAAATTCACTCCTCTTCGCCTACCGCGTTTTCGCAATTTTTTTACGTTTTTGACACAGCGATGGACACGCTGATATTACTCAAGCCTTATACAGTAAGGATCTTAATGATCATTTAAAGATCGCTAATGTCAAAGTTGTGACACCTTTTGTCACAAAGTGATGCTGTCATGTTGGATAAACTTCACGAGAAGAACTGTGAACTTGTTTTATATACAGGTGTAATAGGATTTGGCCTTTTTTACTAAACATAGATGATTTATACTGCCAAATTATCTTTACTTTAAATATATGAAAAATACAGTTGATTGAAATATAACAATTTATTCTCTTATCAATCTATTTATATGGGTCTATATAAATAGATTTCTTGTTTTGCCTCAGTTTTATTTGATTAAGAACCACTATTTGCCACTATCTATTTGTAATTAATAGTATATTTGGTACTATTTATAATAATGAAATTAAACTGGAATTCACGTTATACGGAATTCCGTATAATAAACGGTTGTGCAAAATTATGAAGGATATGTAAATTGGAACCATTTCTGGTTAGTTTGACGACACCATCTTGGTGGGTCGGAGTTGTAATTGTCGGTATTATTATTAATGTAATTAGTTCATACCTAAAGAATCCAATTGATAAAATATTATCTGCAATTTCAGGTAGTCGTCGTGAGAGAAATAAGCGTAAGCTTAATGAACGCAATGAATTAATAAGCACATTAAGAGACGATGCAGACCTTTTAATATTATTTGCTATGTCTGAGAACCGCTATCGAATTCGAAGTGTTGGTTTTTTACTTATATCATTTGCTGCATTTTCTGGATCTACTTTGTTGATTGGTATAACGGATACGGGGTCAATCACAGGATTAATCTTTGCAATGCTCATTGCGTTAGCGGGGCTTCATGATCATAGTGAAGCTATAAGAGTGTATGCGATAGTCAAAGATTCAAATGATAAATACAAAGAGATCAGTGCATAACACAAAAAACGCCATCCCACTCCGTCCGTATATTGCGGCGTTAATCGTTAAATCATCTTAAGTATGTTTACTAAAGGAGCTAACCAGCCCCTTTAGTATTTTTACTCCCCCAAAACGCCCGAAACAATCGCATTAATCCAAGTGTCGAAACCGCAATACCCACAATCACAAATTCAAAGTACCAGGGCGCGCCTTTATAACCCATGGCCTGCCAACCAGCCGCCATATACGGCTGCAGTTGTGGAATAAAGTGAGCAATGAACAAGCCTAAAAATACCGTAATAATCACTTCATCCATTAACGACTCGCGCCGGTTCTTCAACACCTGCAGATCATAATCAGCATCGTTACCTTCCTGGTTCGCTAGGCGTTTAGCTTCTGCGTCTAACTTAGCCAACTTAAGGTTTCCTTCTGCAGTCGCAATCGATGCCGCCATTTCAGCCGCAATACGTTTGCGCTCTCGATAGCTACCAGACAAATCCGCAATTGGTGCCGAAATAAAACTAAACAACGAAGTGAGCCAACTCATGATTTATTCCTCATAATAATATCTAAAAAGTGTTTAGGGTCTTTTGATACTGCTTTTGCCAGGGCATTAACCCCCGTTAAAAGATGCGGGGCTACATACGCGGCAATACCAATAATCCCCGTTTTCAAATCATCATTCAGGCCAAGCCAGGTACAAAAACTGTCCGCAATATACGCAGACAAAATTGCCATCAACACCGACATGAAATAATGAAAAAAGGTGATCCGTGTACCTGACATATACATTTGTGTCGCTGCGGCCAGTAACGACAACAAACACAGCTGCCCCCATTGGCGAATAAAAACAATCAGTTCTTCCATCAATCCTCACTCCTCGGGTTTAAGTCAGAATACGCTGGCTCTGCAAATTTGATATGCAGTGCAACAGGTAAATACTCGTTAATTTCCAGCATGTCCTGCTGCATAGGAACCACTTCATTGTTGTAATAAGCCCGGGTGATTTTATCCAGGTCACCAAAGCCCGGACTTTCCCCCGACGTTTGTCCGCTTAACGCTTCCTGGGCACGGTGCATACTCAACATATCGTTTAACGTCATCTTCTTAATACGCTCAAATTCATCCTTGGTAGAAATATCACCCACCGGAATAATCTTGATTGCTTTCTCGGCATCAGCCTTACCACTGCGGTTATTAATAAACAAACTGCGAAAGTTACCCACACCGCGAGAATCTCTGATTGCAGCCTTCAAATCATTCTCATCATCGGTAGACAAGTTCGGGTCTGCCATCGAGAAGATAAACCCCATGTGTGCGCCGTTCTTGTAATACTTACGGCGGAACAGGGTGGCATCTTCGTTTAAAAGCGCAGACTGAATACCGCCATAATATTGGGGAATACCATAGATACCCTGGTTAGGGTCGTATTCTTTTAGGTGAATAACTTCGCCTTTTTTAAACCGAAGCACCTTGCCATTACTTAAGCGCTGGGCATAAACACCTGGCGTGGAGGTATAGCGCATCGATAACGCAGGTAAATGCCTTAGCTTAATCACATGACCAAAAGCATTTTTAATAACCTGAAAATACGCATTCGCCGCCCAACAATAATCAAAAGCAAACTTCTTAAACGTTCGCTGGCTCAACACCGTATTAGGCTTAAACCATTTCAAGATCATATTGCGTTTAAAATATAAAATAGGCCCATGCTGAGCATTAACGCGCAGCAACTTAACCAGCCCAGATAAACTCACAGGCGGTGAATATAACCCGTCCATATCAGCATAAAGCCCGATATATTCGGTCATGTGATTGTCTAAACACGGCTCAGGGTCGCCAAAGCTAAAGGTGTCGATAGATTTATCTTTCACCGGTTCTGTTGTCGTACTCTTAATTGAATTCATTATGCGGCATCTAATCCTATTGACGTTCTGGTGCTCGAGCTGTCACCAGATAATGGTTCGTAAATCATGGCGTGCATGATTGCCCAGGCAATATCTGCATGGCCTGTTGCTGCAGTTCGGTTGGTTGCATAACTAATCTGGTCACCAACTACCTTTTTGCGAATATTAATAAAGCTGCTGGCAACCATCACCGAATTCTCATCGAACTCAAACCGCTTTTTGCCAATGACATTAAGCGCTTTAATCACCATCTTGTTTTTGTTGTGCGGGTTGTAATGAATTGGCATCGCCAGCGGGAAGAATTTTTGTATTAACTCAAACACACCCAAGCCCATGCCGGTTGTATCAACACCGATATGCACAACATGGTATTTAAGCGTGAGCTCTTTAATTTCATTAGCCATGGTTTCAAAATCGTTACCACTGAGATTCAGTGATTCCAACAAACGGAACTTATCATCAGGCCCAAGCGGTAAACTCAAGACCACGACCGATGCAATGTCTCGCGTTCGGGCAGGGTCAAAACCAATAACAACCGGCTTCATGGCATAAGGACGTGGCCAACTTGGGTCAAAGTCAGTCCATTTTTTGCTGTTACCAACACAAGCCATCAGTTGTTTAAGGCTAAACGCACTGTGGGCATCATCAATAAACTTACACATAAAGAGGTTGTTAAACTCTTCAGTGGAATATTCATTTTCCAAAATACTAATATCAATGCGGTCAAAGCCTTGCTTCACTACATCGTAAACATTGAGTTTTTGACGCCAAATACCATCATCACAAAGCAAGCCATCCTTTAACGTCTTATGGCTAACATCGATGGCAAACTCGGGATCATTACAGGCCTTAGTTTTTCGGTACCAGCGACCATTCCACAAATCATAAGCTTCATGGCTCGTCACCGATGGCGTACTAAAATAGGTGATCCGTAAATCTTTATGGGTCGCCATTGCCTGGGCAAGACTGCGTAACTCTTTAAACTTCGGGATCCAAAACACTTCATCAATATACAAATCACCAGAAGCTGATTGTGCAGTACGGGCATTGGTTGATTTGAAATACAGCGTTGTGGTCTTGCCTTTGTTACGCATAGTCAGTGGTGAGCCGCTTAGCTCAATACCAAACTGCTCACGACATAAGGCAATAATATTGGCTTTGAATATCTCTGCCTGGTCCCGTGATGCTGAAATGAAGATCTTATTACGGCCATTCACAATCGCATCATAAAATGCTTCAAAAGAAAAATAGAAAGTCGCGCCAATCTGACGCGGCTTTAATATGAATCGGCTACGGTGATCCTGATGTTCAAACCAGTGTAATTGGTGCGGGTAGAGCAGGTTGTCTTTGAGTGTATCGAGCATTTCTTTGGTGATACTCGACACATCATTCTTGATCTTCTTCTGACGTTTCTTACTTTTACTGCTTCGCTCGCCTGTCTGTTCACTTTGGGGTGTAGCAGCTGCAGGCGCATTACCGTATTTCTTTGTTATACCGGCACTGGGCAAGCGTGACTGATTTAACGCGCATTGCTGTTTGGTCAGAAAATCGAGTTCTTTATAATCCGCGTCACTTTTATTATCGCGATCAGCCAATAACACAATACGCCGTGCAATCGCTGTCTCGGCATTCAGTGACGGGCACAGTTCATTCCAGCTGCCATCATCCGCCCAACGTCGTAATGACCTTGCACTTGGCATACCGTCAATTTCTGAAATTTCATCAAACGTCAGCCCACCA